AACGGCTTCTACAACCCGCGACGCAAACACTCAGCCCTCGGCTGGAAATCCCCCGTGGCCTTCGAACAGAGAGCCGCATAACATGAGCACATGATCGGAAAGAAACCGGTGCAGGTCCACGCCTGCGTGTTGGTGTGCTGGAGGATGCCGCCGCGCGGCGCGGGAAACACCAGCCCGAGGTCGCTTCTCGGGCAGCGCAGCTTCCAGCGGCGCAGGGCGTTGAGGACCATGGGCCCAGCCGGAATGTCGCGATAGCCCGCGCGCGATTTCGGCTCGCCCATCTGGTTGTAGGCGTCGGCGCGCTGGCGGATGTGGATGAATCCCTTCTCGAAATCCACGTCCTGCCAGCGCAGGCCCCGCAGTTCGGACGCGCGCAGACCGCCGAGAGCCGAGACGATCAGGTGCGGCTTGAAATCCTCGTCGGCTGCCTCGATCAGCGCGCGGATCGCCTCCTTCGACGGGACAGGCGCCTTGTGGTCGATCCGGCTCGACTTGATGATGCGAACGCCGTGGGCGGCGTTGGTGAACAGCTGGCCGTTGTCGATGGCGTGGTCGAGGATCAGCTTCAGCACCGAGATGGCGCGGCGGGTCAGATGCTCGGAGCGCCCGTTCAGCAGCAGCCGGTCGCGGAACTCGTTGACATGGCGGCGGGTCAGCTGGGCGATCAGCTTGTCTCCGATCCCCACCTCGGGATCCTTGATGTGCAGCCGCACATAGTCGCTGTAGCCGCGCAGCGTCGAGCGCTCCATCCGCCGCCCGGTCTTGCAACGCACCTCGCAATGATCGAGCCAGCTTTTGGCGGCCTCGGCCACCGTGATGCTCTCGCTGTCGGCAAGATAGGTGTGGTTGGCGACCAGCGAGCGGACCTTTACCAGATAGACGTCGGCATCCTTCCGGCGCGGAAACAGCTTCGAGCGGCGCTTGCCGGCCTGGTCGGTGAAATCCACCTGCCAGCGCACCAGGCCCGAGGGCAGTGTTCGCTTCCGGATCGTGGCCATGCGCGTCCTCCAACGCTTCATCACGCTCAGGTTCACGGGACAGGCAAGGCCCGAACTTCCGAAGCGAGCGAATACCATTGACAGTGTGTCGGAGGTCATCTACCCATAGCTCAGACGCACTGTCAAAGGTTATCGCCATGAACCAGGAATTCACGATCCAGCAGCTCGCGGATGCGGCGCAGCTGACCCGCTATCAGGTCGAGGCGTGGATCTCGCGCGGCCACTTCAAGCCGGAAAACCCGGTCGAGACCGGCAAGGCCCGGAAATTCACCTACGAGGATGCCATTGTTCTCGGCGCGGTAGCCGAGTTCAGCCGCCTCGGGCTCTCGCCTGCGGTCGTCTCGATGCACACGGCGCAGCTGCGGTTCCGCGGTGGGCGTGGGGCGCTGTTCGTGATCAGTACGATCTTCCGGCAGGTCAGCGCCACCGAGGCCAACCCCGACATCGAGGGCGAGATCGACATCACCTCGGGCAACATCGTCCCGGCCGCCGAGATCGCCAGCATCGTTGCCGATCCGAAGGTTCGCGCCTTCGCGGTGGTCAACCTCGAGCAACTCGAACACCGGGTACGGGCGTCCCTCGACGTCGCCTGACCCCACAGAAACTTCGGACGACATCATGCAGGAGCATTTGCGGGCTGGACCCGCCACAGGAGAGGTTTGCCCGACGATTGCCGAGGATCTGCTGCGCGGTGCGGACGCCATTGCGATCTTCGTCTTCGGCGACGCGAAGGCGCGTCGGAAGGTCTACTACTATGCGGGCGAGGCCAAGGTGCGGATGCCCACCTTCCGGATGGGCAACGTGATCTGCGCGCGGAAGTCCACGCTGCGCAACTGGATCGAGATCCAGGAGGGCGCGCAATGATGGACCCGCTCTATCGGTTCACGCCGTGGGATCACGTCATGCTTGGCGAGCGGCTGCGCGGCTGCCGAGGGGCGATCATGGATCTCCTGGCCGTCGCCCCGCCCGAAAGCGAAACAAGCCGCCTCGCGCGCGAGACCATCGCAGCCGTGGATCGGCTGCGCACGGAGATGGACTGCCACATGCAGATTACTCGGCAGCTGCGGCGCGATCCGCGGCGTCTGAGCCGGCATGTCTACGGCGGGCAATCGCACTTCTCCGGCTGCTTAGCCAACGCGGAGGAGCGCGCGATGGACGATTTCGCGGGCTGGGAGATGGAGGACTGAGCCATGGAGGAAGCGATCCGCACGACCGAAGACATGGCCAGCGCCGAAGCGTCGGCGGATGCGTCCACCGTGGCGCCGGTCCCGGCCCTGCCCGAGGACCCGACCGACCTGCGCCTGGCGCTCCACCGCAACGGCTATCGCCCGATCCCGGTGCTGGGCGCGCATGTCGCCATGAAGGGCGCGGGCAAGCGGCCGATGATGAAGGGCTGGGAGACGGTCTGCGCCAGCGCCGACGAGGCCGAGATCGCGCGCTGGACGAAGGCGCAACGCAACTGCACCAACACGGGCTTGCTCTGCGGCGAGTTGGTCGGCGTCGATATCGACGTGCTGGACCGCGACCATGCCCACCGGCTGACCTGCATCGCCACCGAAATGCTCGGCATGTCGCCCGCCTCCCGCATCGGGCGCGCGCCGAAGATCCTTCTCGCCTTCCGCACCGATGCGCCGTTCGACAAGGTGCAGACCAGCGAGTTCCACATGCTCGACGGCACGGTGGCGCGGGTCGAGGTGCTGGCGACCGGGCAGCAGTTCGTGGCCTTCGGCGTCCACCCCGACACGAAGGCGCCCTACCACTGGCCGGAATGCTCGCCGCTCGACGTGCCGCTGCATGAGTTGCCGGTCGTCAGCCGGGACGGCTGCGCGGCCTTCATCGCCGCGGCCGAGGATTACATGCGAAAGGTCGGCGGCCAGACCACAGCAGACCGGCGCGAGATCGACCGCGATGGGCGCAAGGCCGCCGGGCTCAAGCAGAAGGAAGCCCCGTCGCGCGCGCTGATCGAGGAAGCGGTCGCCCACATCCGCAACGACGAGCTGCCCTACGACGACTGGATCAAGGTCGGGCTCGCGCTCTACGCGGCGCTCGGGCCCGATGGCCGCGGCCTGTGGGAGACCTGGTCGGCAGAGGCGGCGAAGAACGATCCCGCCTACACCGCCGAGAAATGGGACAGCTTCTCGTCCGTGCGCAGCGTGACCGTGGGCACGCTGTTCTGGCTCGCACGGCAGAACGGCTGGCGCGCGGAACGAGTGGAGCGGGTGCGAACCTCGCGCGCTCGTATTCCAGACGGCCAGGATGTCGACGATGACGACGGAGACGGCCGCCCGGTGATCCGCATCTTTGCGGGCTTCCTGCACCGGGCCGTCGACATGGCCGAGGGCGCGCTGATGCAGGCGGGGCTCGGCTACTATCAGCGAGGCAGCATGGTGGTGCGCCCGGCGATGGTGCCGGTGGCAGTCTCGGATGGGCGCACTGTCGACGCGCCCCGGCTAGTGGACGTGAAGGCGCACCACATGGCTGAGGCCTTCACCCGCGCGGCGAATTGGAAGCGGTTCGACAAGCGCGAGGGCGAGTGGCTGAACACCGACTGCCCGCACAGGATCGCCGAGACCTTCCTGGCGCGCGAGGGCCAGTGGCGGCTCCCCGTGCTGTCCGGGATCATCAACTGCCCGACCCTGCGCGCCGACGGCTCAATCCTCGACCTGCCGGGCTATGACGCGCAGACCGGGCTGCTGTTCGACCCGCAGGACGCGCGCTTCCCCGCCCTACCGCGCGATCCCGACCAGGCCACGGCCTTTCGCGCGCTCGCCTTCCTCAAGGATCTGATCTCGACCTTCCCGTTCGTCTCGGACGCGGACCGGTCGGTCGCGCTCTCCGGGATCCTCACCGCGCTGATCCGCCGGTCGCTGCCGACCGCGCCGCTGCACGGCTTCAACGCGCCGACCGCCGGGACGGGCAAATCCATGCTGGTCGACCTGGCGAGCCAGATCGCCACCGCCCGGCCCGCACCCGTGATCGCGCAGGGCAAGTCAGAGGAGGAGATGGAGAAGCGGCTGGGCTCGGCGCTGATCACGGGCGACGTGCTGATCGCCATCGACAACTGCGAGGAACCGCTGGGCGGCGAGCTTCTGTGCCAGACCCTCACCCAGACCAGCCTCAAGGTCCGCATCCTCGGCAAGTCCGTCAACGCCGAGGTGCCGAGCAACGCCGCCGTCTTCGCCACCGGCAACAACCTGACCCTCGAGGGCGACATGACCCGCCGCGCCATCCGGGCCACGCTGGACGCGGGCGTCGAGAGACCCGAGCTGCGCGCCTTCGAGCGCGATCCGCTCGCCATGGTGACGGCGCAGCGCGGCGACTTCGTCGCGGCCGGGATGACGATCCTGCGCGCCTTCCACATCGCCGGTCGGCCCGAGATGCGCGCGCCGCTCGGCTCCTTCACCGACTGGTCGCGCTGGGTGCGCGACGCGCTGATCTGGCTGGGCGAGGCCGATCCCTGCGACACGATGGAGGGTATGCGCGGGGCCGACCCGAAGCCGGAAGCCCTGACAACCGTTCTGGAGCAATGGCGCGAGGTGATCGGCATGGACAGGGTCAGCGTCCGCGAGATCATCGAGCGCGCCACGGAACAGCGCCAGCAGCTCTACGGCCGGTCGGAGTTCATCCACCCCGAGTTCCGCGAGGCCCTGCTGCGCGTGGCGGGCGAAGGCGGGGCGATCAATGGCGGGCGGCTCGGCAAGTGGATCGGCGGGCAGCAGAACCGCATCGTGAACGGGCTGCGCCTGGTCTCGGCTGGGGTGTCGGCAGGGCGCGCGCGGTGGCAGCTGGAGGTCGCGGAAGCCGGGGCGTCGCCGATCAACAACGGTTCTGAAGTTCTCCGGAGCCATGCAGATGAGTGACGCTCATTCCCGATCCGTCTGGTGGGTTTGGTGGGTTTGGTGGACTTGTCCCGGCCGAAATCTGTGTTTGTCGCCCGAAGTGTCAGCGACGTGGAACGTCGCGACACGTGACGCCATGCATCATGCCACCACGTATGACATGACAGTTTACAGGGGCGGGCCGGATCACCCCACCAATCTCCACCAAACCCACCAGACAGATCGTCAACCGGCGGGACGGCCCGGCACGCCCCGCGACAACTTCAGAACCGTCGTCAGCGGACGGGAACACCGGATCGCGGGCCACCGGGCGGTTCCTCCCGGGCCGATCCGTATGTGGGGACGCGCAGCGCATAAGCCCGCCAGCGTCAGGGGGCAGAAATGACTAAACTCGACAACCACGAGACCAAGACCGCGTTCGCCGCCCGCGTCGGGCTGACCAAAGGCCGCATCTCGCAACTGGTAGCCGAGGGCCTGCCGGTGCGCGCGGATGGGCGGGTCGATGTGGCAGTAGGGCTCGCCTGGATCGAGGACAACCTCGACCCGGCGCGGCGCAACAAGGGCGGTCCCACCAGCCAGACCCGCGCGGCGACGACGCTGGCCGAGGCCAAGCGCTTACATGAGATCGTGAAAGTCCAGCGTGCCAAGCTGGCGTTCGAGCGCGAACAGGGGCAGTTGGTCGAGACCGCCGCCGCCACCAGGACCGTGTTCGCGCGCGCCCGGGCGGAACGCGACGCGCACATGTCGTGGGTCCAGCGCACGGCGCCGCTGCTGGCGGCCGAGCTCGGCGCCGATCCGCGCGCCACCTTCGCCGCCCTCGACCGGATGATGCGCGAGCATCTCGAACATCTGGCCAACCTGCCGCTGGGGAGTTTTGGCGATGGTGCCTGACATCGACCTCGCCTGGCGACGCGGCATCCGCCCCGAACCGCCGATCCCGGTCTCGGACTGGGCCGACCGGCACCGCATCCTGCCGCCCACCTCGGCCGAGCCCGGCCGCTGGCGCACGGACCGCACGCCCTATCTGCGCGCGGTGATGGACGCGCTCTCGACCGCCAGCCCCTACGAGCGCATCGTGCTGATGAAAGGCGCGCAGACCGGCGGCTCGGAGGCCGGGCTGAACTGGCTCGGCTACATCATCCAGAACGCGCCCGGCATCGCCATGCTGGTCATGCCCTCGCTCGACATGGTGCGCCGGAACACCACCGTCCGCATCGACCCGCTGATCGAGGCGACGCCCGCCCTGCGCGAGCTGGTCGCCGCGCCCCGCTCCCGCGACGCCGGGAACAGCCTGTTCCGCAAGGCCTTCCCCGGCGGCCAGTTGGTGATGACCGGGGCCAATTCAGCTGTCGGCCTGCGCTCCACGCCTGTGCGCTACCTGTTCCTCGACGAGGTGGACGGCTATCCCGGCGATGCCGATGGAGAGGGCGATCCCGTCGATCTCGCGATCCAGCGCACCGCCACCTTTCGCGGGCGGCGGAAGATCTACATGGTCTCCACGCCCACGCTGAAGGGCCATTCCCGCATCGAGGCCGCCTTCGAGCACAGCGACCGGCGCTACTACCACGTCCCCTGCCTGCATTGCGGCGACATGGCCCCGATCACCTGGGCGCGGATTCGCTGGCCCGAGGGGCGGCGCGACCAGGCGCATCTGGTCTGCGAGGCCTGCGGCGTCATCCACCACGAGCACGAGAAGCCCCGCCTGCTCGCCGCAGGAGAATGGCGCGCGACGGCCGAGGGCGACGGCCGCACCGCGGGTTTCCACCTCTCGGCGCTCTACTCCCCATGGGAGACATGGGCCGAGATCGCCGCCGAGCATGGCCGCGTGCGCAAGGATCCGCCCCGCCTGCAGGTCTGGGTAAACACCAAGCTGGGCGAGTCCTGGGAGGACCAGGCGGGCGACACCGTCCCTGCCGACCCACTCATGGCCCGGCGCGAGGACTGGGGCGAGGCGCTGCCCGCCGCCGTGGCCGTGCTCACCGCGGGCGTCGACGTGCAGGGCGACCGGATCGAGGTGCAGATCCTCGGCTGGGGCCGCGACGAGGAGGCGTGGGTCATCGACTACCGCGTGCTCTGAGGCGATCCGTCCGGGCCGCGCCTGTGGTCCGATCTCGACATGGTGCTGCAGGCGAGTTTCCCGCACCCCGCCGGGCTCGACCTGCCGGTGCGCGCCGCCGCCATCGACACCGGCGGCCACCACACCAAGATGGCCTACGAGTTCTGCCGCACCCGCCTCGCCCGCCGCATCTGGGCGATCAAGGGCCGCGGCGGGCCCGGCATCCCCGTCTGGCCGCGCCGCCCGACGCGCACGAACAAGGGCAAGATCCCGCTGTTCATCGTCGGCGTGGACGCGGTGAAGGACGCCGTCTACGCCCGCCTGCGACTCACTGAACCAGGCCCCGGCGCGATCCACTTCCCCCGCCGCCTCGACGCCGACTATTTCCGCCAATTGACCGCCGAGCGCGTCGTCACCCGCTTCGAGCGCGGCCGTCCCATCCGCTCCTGGCAACCCAAGCGCGACGGCGAACGCAACGAGGCCCTCGACACCTTCGTCTACGCCCACGCCGCCCTGCACGGGCTCATCAGCATGGGGCTCAGGCTGAACGAGGAGGTGGAGGGGGTGGCGTCGGTGCCGGAGCGGCCCGCTGTCGAGGCTGGGCGGGTGATCCGGTCGGCTTGGATGGTATGACGCTGCGCGGTCGGCGGACTTGATTGAAAACTCTGCACGCCCGAAAAATGCTCATCGAGTTCACCAGGATGCTGGCATGCAGACTTAAAGCGGATATGGAAAAATGGAGCAGCATAGACGCTGACCGATGTGGACCTTGAAAGCGCTTGGATGTAGCGTGAGTGAGAACAATAAAAGAACGGGGCGAGACAGTGACAGAGGCGGTTAGGTTCACAAAACGCTATGGCGACGTTGACAACGCCAAATCTGACGGCGTGACCTACACCCCTCGGGTTCTTGCCGATTTCGTCGCTGGCCGCATTGCGGCAACCGCCAACATACCATCGGGGCGGGCTGCCCGGGTTCTGGACCCTGCGGTTGGCCACGGCGAATTGCTCCTCGCCCTTTTGGACCGGATTGATGGGCCAGTCGAAGTCTATGGCTTTGAGACAGACCCCTTGGCGCTAGCAGAAGCGCGCGAGCGCCTGTCGCGCAAGCACCCGCAGGCCGTCCTCAACCTCCGCCTTGGGAGCTTCCTAGACCATGTTCTTGACGACTTCGCGGGCGGTCTGTTCGGCACGGCGGAAACCTATGACCTTATCATTGCCAACCCGCCCTATGTGCGCACACAGATCATCGGGGCTGACCGTGCTCGACAACTCGCCCAGCAATTCGGGCTGGCCGGGCGCGTTGACCTGTACCACGCCTTCCTGCTGGGCATGGCAACAGTTTTGGCACCAGACGGCGCGGCGGGCTTCATCGTCTCAAACCGCTTCATGACGACCAAGGGCGGCGCATCCGCCCGCGTCGGGATGATGACCGGCCTGCGGCTGCGCGAGGTCTATGATTTGGGCGACACAAAG